GTTCCAGCAGGCGATGGACATGCGCAAGAACGGCGTGGCGCTGCCCGACACGGTGGTGGTGCAGTCGTCCAACCTGGCGCGCAAGGCCGACATCATCGACCAGATGCAGGCCGCCGCCTCGCAGCAAGACCCGCTGACCCAGGCCAAGGCCGATCTGTTGAAGTCGCAGGCCACGCTGACCAACGCCAAGGCCGTCGAGTCGGGCGTGACGGGCATGTTCTCCGCTACCCAGGCCGCGAACCAGATCGCCGCCGTGCCGGCCGTCGCGCCGCTGGCCGATCAACTGCTGCAGTCGGCCGGGTTCGTCGACCAGAACGCCGCGCCGATCATCCCGCAGCCTGGCGGCGGCGCCGGTGGCGCTCCGATGCCAGGTGCCATCCAGCCCGCGACACATCCGGCTCCCGCTGGCCTGACCGTGCCGCAGAACACCAGCCCCAACTTCCCCCCACACCCGGTCGCGCCTGACATCGGCGCCGGCGCGGGCATCGAGCGGCAAGACGCCGCGCTCGCGCAACCACGATAGGAGCCGACATGGCCAAGGTATCAACCGCAATCAGCATGGACCGGAGCTACCAGGCCGAGGCCGACGTCCGCACGCTGATCGAGGCGCAAGTCATCAAGAACGATCCCAAGCGCTTCAAGGCCGCGCAGGCGAAGGCCAAGGAGCAAGCCAAGGCCCTCGATGAGACTTTCGAGGACGAGGCCAACGAACCGGCCGGCGAGGACGCCGCCGAAGGCGAAAAGGACTGACCCATGAGCACGCTCACCGCCAAGGCCCGCAAGGCCATCCCCGCGCAGCAGTTCGGCATGCCCGCGCAGCGCAAATACCCCATGCCCGACATCAGCCACATGGCGAATGCCAAGGCGCGGGCGACCCAACAGGTGCAGGCCGGCAACCTGCCGCCGTCCACCGGCGCAGCCATCAAGGCCAAGGCCAATCGCTTGATGGCCGCGGCGAAGGGCAAGAAGTGAACGGCGACACGGAGCGCCTGGTCGAAGCGCTCCGACGCCAGGGCTTCGACAGCGGCAAGGGCGACGTGCTGGTGATGCCGGCCGATCGCCGGGGCGACTTCGACCCGCCGCCGTCGTTCATGCAGTTCTCGCCGCTGGTCACACAGCCGCTGGTCATGCGCGGCGTCGATATTCACTGACCGATCAACGCCGCACAGACGGCGCCACTACCACCAACGAAGGAAACCCGATCATGGCAACTGCACAACACGACGACGACAACGACGGCGACGACGTCGTCACGCTCGAAGGCAACGAGAGCGAACAGACCACCGTCGAGGACAACGGCAACACCCCCGACACGCCCGAGCAGATCGCGGCGGCCGAGGCGGCCCGCGTGGCCGCGCTGCGCCAGGTGGCCGGTGACGAGGACGACGACACCAAGCCGCCGAAGATGATCCCCAAGGGTCGCTTCGACGAGGTCAACGAGCGCATGAAGGCGCTGGCGGCGCAGAACGATCAACTGATCGCCGCGCTCGCATCGGGCAAGGCCGCAGCGCCTGCGCCCGCCGCCGAGCCGCCACCGCCCGCGTTCGACCTTCGCGCGGCCATCAAGGCCAAGAACGAAGCCCTTGCCACGGGTGACGACGACAAGGCGCTCGACCTCGAAATGGCGATCGAGCAGCATCGCCTTGAGGTCGCCGAGGCCGCAGCCCTGCGCCGCATTGCGGAGGACAACGCCCAGCGCGAGGCGAACGCGATCGCTGCGGACTTGAAGGCCGCTGGCGACGAGATCAAGGCGCAATACCCGCAACTGGACGGCAAGAGCGCCGAGGCCAACGAGGATGCGATCGTCGATGTGATCGCCATGCGCGATGCACGGGTGGCGCGCGGCGTTCCGGCAGGTGATGCACTGCGCCAGGCCGCGGCGCAAGCGGCCAAGCTGTACGGTTTCGAGGCCGTCGGTGGCGACAACAAGCCTTCACCCACAAGCGCAGCCGAGACGGCTCGCACAATCGCGGCGAGAACTCGCAACGCAGCAGCCGCGAGGCAACAGCCGCCCGAACTCAACGGCGTCGGAAACCGGGCCTCAAAGCCGAAGGTGGAGAACGTCGAGGAAATGAGCGAGGAAGCGTTTGCAGCGTTGCCGCTGGACGAGAAGAAGCGTCTACGCGGCGATATGTAGAAAAGCCTCCATTCAGAGGTCGGACCCGCCCCCCGCAAAGGGGCGACTCGCCGAGCTTGCGGCGGTAACTCAAGCGGGCGCGCGGACCCTCATTCCGTGAACTCGCGTGGAGCGGCGAACTGCTCAAAGCACCCCTGTGTTTTGACCACTTTCGGAGCGATCCACCATGTTCACCGCATTCAGCGAACTCACCACGCAACAGAAACTCGTCTGGTCCCGCGACGTATGGCAAGCCGCCCGCGACCAGATGTTCATCAAGAACTTCATCGGCACGGGCGACAACGCCGTCATCCAGCGCGTCACCGAGTTGACCAAGACCGAGAAGGGCGAGCAGGTCATCATGCACCTGGTTGCCGACTTGGTCGAGGACGGCGTCATCGGCGACAACGAGCGCGAGGGCAACGAAGAAGCCATGCAGTCGTACAGCCAGGTCATCAACATCGACCTGCTTTCGCACGGCGTCAAGAACAAGGGCAAGATGAGCGACCAGAAAACGGTCATCAACTTCCGCGAAATGGGCCGCAGCCGCCTGGCCTACTGGCTGGCAAACCGCGTCGACCAGCTCGCGTTCCTGACCATGTCGGGCATCGCCTACTCGTTCAAGAACAACGGCGCTGCGCGCACGGGCTCCCCGTTCCCGCTGCTGTCGTTCGCCTCGGACGTGTCGGCCCCGTCGAGCGCCCGCAGCCTGATGTGGGACGGCACCAGCCTGGCCACCAGCAACACGGCATCCATCGCCAGCACCTACGTGCCGAGCTACAAGATGATCGTGGATCTGGTCGCCTACGCCAAGGAGCACTACGTCAAGCCCCTGATGAGCGGCGGCAAGGAGTATTACTGCCTGTTCGTCGCTCCGGGCACGCTGGCCGCGCTCAAGAAGGACGCGGACTACCAGCGCGCCGTGGTCGGCGTGGCCACCAAGTCGGGCCAGGATTCGCCCTGGTTCACTGGCGGCACCGTGACCATCGACGGCGTCGTGCTGCATGAGCACCGCCTGGTCTACACCACCAAGGGCGCCGCGTCGGGCTCGAAGTGGGGCGCTGGCTCTGCCGTCAACGGCACCCGTTCGCTGCTCTGCGGCTCGCAGGCGCTGGGCATGGCCGACCTCGGAAGCCCGGACTGGGTCGAAAAGCTGTTCCAGTACGACTCGGTGAGCGGCATCAACGTCGACAAGATGTTCGGCCTGCTCAAGCCCAAGTTCTACTCGATCTACGACGGATCGGTGCAGGACTTCGGCATCGTGGCCGTCGACACCTACCTGCAGTAATGCAGGCGCGGGCCGGCGTCGCCCTGATGCCGGCCCACTCCAACCACCCTCCTTGATGATGAAAAGGGTACTTCCATGACTTTCCACAAGAACTCCGGCCGCCAAGAGGTCGTTTCCGCCTACGTCGACATCGCCCTCGGTGATCTCGTCAGCGGCGCCGCCACCGAAATCATCGACCTGCCGGTCGGTGCGCAGATCGTCGGTGGTGACGTGGTCGTCGACACCGCGTTCAACTCGGGCACGTCCGACGTGATCGTGGTCGGCGACGCCCTGGTGGCAAACCGCTACCTGGGCAGCACGTCGATCGCCGCCGCCGCTCGCACGGCGCTGGTGCCGACGGGTTATCGCACGCTGGCGACCTCCAACAAGGTCAAGGCGACGATCACCAGCGTGGGCACGGCCGCCACCACCGGCCAACTGCGCGTACGCGTCGACTACATCGTCAACAAGCGCGCTGCCTTCGCGCAGGGTTGATCTCGACCAAGTTCCACCCATTATCGGGTTTCCTGCCGGGCGGGCTTCGCAGCGCATCCGGCAGGTTTTTTGACGCAGAGCAAAAGGACACCCCAATGAGATTCCGCAGCCCGACTGAACAACCGATCTTCATGGCCCTGACGAGCGGCCACACGTTCGTCATCGGTCCCGACCACGTCGAAGTGCCCAAGCACTTCCACCGCCAGGCCGTGATCGAAGGCGCCATTCCCGAAGGCATGGATGAACTGCCACCGGCAGACACCACGCCCGAGGACACCAAGGCCGGGTTGATCCTGGCCGCGGTCAAGGCGATGGTGGCGCACCCGCTCGATGGTGACTTCACCAACGATGGCCGCCCCGACACGCGAAAGCTGTCGGCGCGCGTGGGCTTCACCGTCCTGGC